ACATCTGTACCAATAGCAACGCCTAGATTAGTTCTAGCATCTGATGCAGTAGAAGCACCAGTACCACCATCAGCAATTGTTAAATCTGTAATACCTACAATAGTACCGCCAGATACGTTGATTGCAGTTGCATTTTGAACTGCCATTGAGCCTAAACCTAAATTAGTTCTTGCAGTAGACGAATCAGAAGCGCCAGTACCGCCATCAGCAATAGCTAAATCAGTGCCTAAAGTTAAACTACTTGCGTGCGTTGTAACTTGTTGCATATCAGTGCCATCATTAAAGAGCACCATAGTTTTGCCTGCAGGAACAGCAATACCGGTACCTCCTGATGGAGTGACAGTAACAGCATCAGCTAAACCATTATTAATTATATATTGCTTTTCAATAGCTGGAACGGTTAATACTCGAGCACCGCCTGATGTGCCTGTTAGATTAAGTCTTAAATTACGAGCCGATTGTGTTGTGTTAGTATCGGTAAGAGTTAAAGTAACATCGGCACTTGTAAAACTAATATCAACAGAACCTGTAATAGCTTCTTCTATTGCTGTGCCTAAGTTAGTATTTGTCGTTGTACCCCATGTACCAGATTGTTCACCTGTACCTATGAGTTCTATTTTTAAATCTGAATACGTACTTGCCATAATAAATCCTTGAATTTATGTTATTTTAACTCGATTGTCCTTGCATTGGAATACTTGTCACGTGAATAGCTGTATGGCGTTTTTCGTCCCATGCTTCACCACAATCAGAGCATGTGCCTGAAGTGTATTCTTCTGCATCAACGGTCATACCACAATTAACGCATTCAAGACCAACTTCGTAGGTACATTCTATTCGACCATCTTCTAATTTTTTTGCTTCTACTTTTATCATGCCGCTATCTCCGTCCAGTTAGGTGATTGTGCTTCATTTACATCACTCCAACTATTAGTTTGTGAATCGTTTATATCTACCCATCCTGGAGTCTGTCCATCATCTATATCACTCCATACTAATACATTGCTTGTACTTGCTGTTAAAAGGAACCCAGTAATATCAACTAATACACCTCGTCCTTCTATAACTGTTACAGTGCCAACTTGTCCTGTTATTTGTAGTCCTGTTACTTCGGCATTCGCATCTGCTTCTACTGTTACAGACTCTAATACTGTTGTACCTGTAACCCCTGTAACAACTACATTTGCATCTGCGGTAACAGTTTCATCACCAAGTTGTGTAGTACCAAACACTCCTGTAACAACTACATTAGCATCTGCTGTTACAGTTTCATCACCAAGCTGTGTTGTGCCTACAACACCTGTAACACTAACACTAATTCCTGTACCTTCTATTACAGTAACAGATTCTAGCGTTGTAGTTGCTACTAATCCTGTTAAATTAACGTTAGCATCTGCTTCTATTGTTACAGATTCTAATACTGTTGTAGCAGATACTCCTGTTACATCTACATTTGCGTCTGCTTGTACTTCTTCATCGCCTAGTTGTGTTGTAGCTTCTAGGCCTGTAACACTTATATTATTGTTTGTTATTAAGCTTACGCTTTCTAACGTTGTAGTTGCTTCTAGTCCAGTAACATCTATGCTTTGATTAATTGCAACGGTTACACTTTCTACAACTCCTGTAGCCGATACGCCTGTTACATTTACATTTGCATCTGCAGTAACAACTTCATTTCCTAATTGTCCTGTTGCTTGTACACCTACTACATTGACAACAGCTTTTCCAATTATAGTTTCGTTGCCTAGTTGGGTATTACCCTGAACACCTGTAACAGCAACTTCTACATTACCCGCTGCGCCCCCTTGCGCTGAAAACGGGGTACTGGAAAAAGGACTTTCAGAAAATAACATTTAGAGCACCAACCATCTCGATCCTGACGGGACTGTAAATGCTGTGCCCGCTGAAACAGTCACAGGTCCGGTGCTTGTAGCGTTATACCCTGAAGGTACTGTGTAATCTACTGAGATGGTTTTATTATTAACAAACACTCCATTTGAGGCGACCATCTCTTCGCCCGTAATAGAACCACCCGCTGTGACATTTCCTGATGCATCTTCATAAACGGATTTACCTGCAGGATAGACTACAAATACATCCTTATTCCCTGCTGAAAAGTTAACTGCACTTCCAGAGTTAGAAGAAGCAAGTATTGTATCCCTAGATAAAGTAGTGCCAGACGCAGTGTATGTACCAAGACCTACTTCCCACTCATCACCTTCTGGCAATGTAATAGTATAGTAAGTCGTGTTACCATCACCTATAACCGAAAAGCTATCAAAGTCAGTAACTGCTCCTGCGAGCGTAACGGTACCGGTACCAGTCGTGGCGGTCTGTTCTTTTACTCTGTCTTTTAAAACAAGAGCCATTCTAGCCTCCTATTAGGCTATACGAATAATAGCACTGGTTGAATCAGCTGTCGGGAATACAATTGTGAAGTCCCCGTTAGTTGATGTTTTATCTCCGCCAAAATCTAGTACTGCTACAGCTTTATTTGAATTAGTGCTGTTATAAATTAAAGCTCCAGCTGCAGTAATGGTTGATGATGACCATGTTGAATCTGCAAAATCTAACCATGCTGTAGTTGAAGTTGATGTAGGTGTTTGAGACACAGTCAGTGAGTTACCCCCTGCTGAATATCCTGTACCTGATACTTCGTTTGTTACTGTATATGCTGTGGTTGTATCATTTAATGTTGCTGATGATGTATACAACGCAATGTAAAATGTATCCGCATTAGTACTACCTCTTGTAACTGTTGTACCAAAAGCGTGGATACCATTTAGCAAATCTACTTTAAAGCTTGTAGCCATAGCTTGAGTAATTGCCATATTATATCTCCAATAATTTAATTAAATCTGAATGTCCTGCTTCACGCATTCTATTCGCCAATGTTGTGCGGTCGGATTGTACCGCCTGTTTTAAGTAGAACTCGATAACACCTCGAATGCTCTCCTTAAATGCTTCTGCTTGATCTCTTATTAATGGGTTAGCATCTTTACTGACATACATAATTTTTGCTAACGCACGATCTGCAATTTCTTCAGGTGTAAATCCTCGTCCTTGTGTTGTTAAGACTTCTACATCACCTTCTAATATATTTCCTTGGTTATCAATCATTGTACTTCATACCTTGCCTGCCCACTTCTGTAAGCATCTCGTCTATCTTTACCATCACCTAGTTGTTTTAACATAGATAAGGCCTCTGTATAACGCTGTGTGTAATTTGCAATTACATCTGGTTCTGCTTTTAGATACGTAGCTGCTTCCAACAAACTTCCATAGAATAAAGCAGTATCAAAGTTATCACCCAACCAACTAGTACCAGCTGTAACAATAGAGGTAGGATAATAAAAATAATGCAACTCAACAGTATAGTTCTGATCGGGCGTAGGACCCAAAATGAAAGTATTGTCATCCCATATTCCATAATATTGTGGCTTTCCATAAAACGCTGAGTCTGTATCTGGAAAAGACTCTCTAATAAAGTTAACATCTTTATTTAATAAATAAGTGTATTCATTGTTACTATCAATAACAGCTAAGCTATACGTTGCTAACCAATCACTAGGAGTAGTTAAATATTTATTTCCTGATGTCGTATTACCAACTTGGTTACGTCGTAAGTCAGGCAATTGAACTGTGTTAAATATACGTTGTTCAGCTTGTTCAATAAATGTATTTATATCCGTTGTATCAAACGAATTCTCACTATACGAATTGATAGCTGCTACTAATTCTGAGTATGTCATTGCCATGGTTTATCCTTATGCCATTGGGCCGCGTGCTTTTGTACCTTTTATAGCTGCGCCATTACCACGTGTTTCTACACCTGCAGTTTTAACACCTGTTTCAGGGTATCCGCCTGTTTTAGGCACTGCTACCATTTCTGGTTGCTTGTAAGTGTGGTTACAGCCTTTTCTATCTTTGTTCATTATTATACTCCTAAGTTGTTGTTACAGTAACCGTGCCAACCTGTCCGGTACCTTCCAAATCATCTTCTATGTCTGGTATTCCAAGTGGGTTATTTAACCCGACAGGATTCCAACCATATTGATAATCTCTTTGTTCCTCCAAGTTTCTATCTGGTCTTGGATCTTCTACTGCCTGTGGGTCATCAACAGGATACATACCTTGCATGTTCTGTGGATGGTCTGGTTCCCAACATTCTTTGCAGACTTTAATATTTGTTTCTGTAGTTTTTATAAATAAGTCTTTTAGTTCTTTTAACTTATATTGAAAACCACAACGATCACATTCTGCTATGGCATGTTTACCAGACGTATATTTTCGTCCCATAGCGTTTCCTTATAAATATTGCCGACGGGGTGCAAGTCTTAAATCGGCTTTTTCTCTATCCTCTGTTGAAGCTAATGCCCATTGTTCTTCATATTCTTGTTTAAGCATTTGTGTTCTCATTTCAGCACCTGGTAACTTCATACTTAAATAAAAAGCTAGCCCTGCAACCAAACAAGGTAAGAATCTAAATGGAATGTCTTGAGTATTAACGCCGTTCCCTGCGTCCTCAATTCTTTTTAGTCTCCAATAAACAAAGGTATATGTGTTGTTATCAGGAGCAGGCCATACATTAATTTGAGGTTGACTTGCTTGTCTATTTATCCATACTTGGATTGGTCGACCTGTTGCATTCTTGTTTGGTATAGTTCCCCAAGTAGGAGCAGAGATTCTCGTAATATTAATGTCTTGTTGGTTCTGTCCTGTACCTGTTCTAACGACTTGTTCAATCAAATCAATTGTATCAGCTGGAAGGTTGTAGTTGTTTGTGCCTGAAGTTAACGATACTGATCCTTCATCAATAGTCCAAAGATTAATACCTCTATTTGCCCATTCTGCAGTCAATAAATTTAAACTGCGTCTTGCAGTTCTTAAATCGTATCCTGTACGAAGTTCTTGACCGCATCTCTCAAACGCTTCTTCGACTATATTATTTAAGTCTAAATTAAATGTTGCTGTTCCTGATGTAGCCATTTATTTCTTCCTTGTTGTTTTCCTACGTTTTAATGGAGCAACTCGTCGTGGTTTACCTGCTGGTTGTCCCAAACTTTTCTTCTGAGATATTCTTGACTCCTTCTCAGCTGCAGTCATTTCTCCTGATGTTTTAGGAGTTTTGCTAGACACTCTTTTACTAGGTCTGCAATAAGGAGTACCACGAGATTCTCCTTTCTTTCTGCCACATGCTTTGCCGGTTCTGACATCTTTCCATTCTTCTTTGAACCAGCGTTTTAGTGCGGCACCTTTAGCTGTCTTTCTGACTGCCATTATTTACCTTTGTTTTTTCTACATTTAGCTATAGCACCTGATGCATATGCGCTAGGGAAAACTTTGTATTGAGCTTTTACTTTTCTGTAAC